ATGGGTTATCGTCAGGAAAAGGGTAAGCCTGCCACACTGGAATACCGTTACTACATCAGTTCTGCGGTGCTGACGGAAGCGAGTTTAGCTGAAGCAGTCCGCAGACACTGGTCGATAGAAAACAGTCTGCATTGGATACTGGACGCGACCATGCAGGAAGATAATTGCCAGATTTACCGTGATAACGCAGTGCAAAATATTGCTATTCTGCGGCATATATCACTTAATTTACTCAGAGCGGAACCGACCAAGCTCAGTATAAAACTGAAACGCAAACGAGCGTGGATGAAAACAGATTTTTTAGAACGCATACTCAATGCAGGATTTGGGCGATAGAGTGAATTTTAATCATTCATGCGGTTGCCCTGGAAATTATATAGACAACACATTGTGTGATAATAGCCTATCGGACTACTGTGGTTGATTGTTATGGTGATCTTTTTGCAATCAATTTTTTATGAGTGTTTATGATGAATAACCTATTAAAAGAAATTAAAAAAACTCTTTCTTACTTCTTTTGCGATTTATTCTGGACTTTCGCCCCTGCACTAGGAATGCTTGCAGTTGCTGTATTTTCAGCTGGTTACTTCCCTGACATATGGGGTAGGATTACCACTATTGGAATAATAGTAATCATTGTAATTACATGGAAGTTCGGGTCATGACGCAGAGTTAGTGGTAATGGTTGATTGTCGATACCAGCCGATGATCTTATCGTGAATTTCTTCTGACTTTGAGAATCAGATGGTTCTGCGGGCAAGTCGTTTAAGATAGGTTCGCAAGTTAAGATTATGTCGTTCTATCTGCTGGGTGTACTTTTTGCTGATAACGTGGCTGGCTGAAGCCAGTAATATCCGAACCATCAATCATCCAAAAGGCAAATAGTACGCTAACACCAAGTTAGCGTTACACAATTAACCAATGCTAACCTCGATAAGTCGCTAGCTCACTCTATTTCGTCGGGAGTTTTACCATAGCTTTACCATTTTTTTACCATGTTAAAACCATGTAAACAAAAAAACCAACCGTAACAGGTTGGTTTTTCTATAAAAAGTTGGTCGGCATGAGAGGATTTGAACCTCCGACCCCCGACACCCCATGACACCGTTTAAAATCGGCTACAGGCCGCGCCAATACTGGGGTGTGAGTTATTTGACTGGTTATACAAACAGTGCATTTTACGCATAAACTGAGATATATACATCAATAAGTTAGGTAGGGGTTTTACCATAATATTTTTGACTATCCTGTCTTGATTTCTCCGTGTGGAACTATCACCCAGTCAATGTGGTTGCTGGTGTAGATCTTGGTGGATTTGGCATCGCTGTGTGCCATTCGTGCTTGAGGGTCAATGCCCTGGTTATTGAATAGATGTGCAGCCAGTGCGCGGATTTCATGAAATGTTGGCCGTTCTTCAAGCGGCAAATGATTAGTGATCCCCAACTCATCACGTAAGGCAGAAAAAGCACGACTGAGGTAATCAGGCGCCACTTGTGTCGGATGGGACACTTCTTTGCTGCGTTTCACGTTTCGCTCCGGGATCCGATGCACAACATACGGGCTGGCCACGTTATCCTGGCTATCATCAATAATCCGCTTTAGTTCCTCACCAATCGGGATCGCCACGTGCGATGCCTCCTTCTTCTGCACCTTCTGCCGGTGAATATACAACGTGCCATAGATACCGTTTTCTGGTTGCTCCAGCCACACACAGCCGCATACGCCGTTCTTTGGTTCCTTGATTGAGTACCGAATCCGCGAAACTTCTAACCTGGCATGTGTCGTTTGTAGTGCTAAATCCATAGCTGTTTTTAACCATGGTGCAGCAGCGTTACGAATGGACATGAAGTTATCGAACGATAAACGTTGTCTGCGCTTCTCATCAATACGGCGCATTTTCTTACGTGCTGCGGGATTATCTAGCATCAGTGATTCATCAACGGCATAGCTGAATAGCTTTTTCAGAAAACTTATCTTGCGATTTTGAACATTGGCTGAGGAATTGACGTGGTACTCCTTTATGTAGGCGTTGACGTGCTCCAGCTCGATATCACAGGTGGGTATATCAGCAAAAAACTCCTTAACCCTAATTGCATCATTGAGCCAATCTGCCAAGGTGTTTTCTGATGGTTGCTCATCCTTTATTGCTCGCTCCATTATATGATCAACATGTTCACCAAACGGCAGCGCCTCACCCTGTATTCCACCCGACTCACGGATCAGTGAGTCGATAGACACGGTGCTTTCCGGTCGCATGCGATTGTTATACTCACGAGCAATAGCGATTGCCATAGCACGATCACTGCCGAGTGACTTACGTTTTCCCGTTACCAAAGTGAAGCGGTAGATTCGCAGTGTCCTGTCAAAATAAAGACAATCGGGCAAATGCCTATTTTCTCTTCGGCGAGGTCTAGAAGCCATCATGATTCCCTGATTAGCTGATTCACTACGTGGGATATATCCGATTCAACCCCCCAACGTTCTGAAGAATAAACCCATGACATACCATCAATGACTTTTCCGCGCAGGCGTCCATTCTCAATCCAACGTTTTACTGTACGTTTATCAGGGATAGAACCCTCTTCGAATTCACGCTTTAACCACAAGCTAGCACGCATCAATTTAGCCATAATTTACTCCATACACCCCACTCCGGCGTGTTAACTCACATTTCTTATTCTTCTTGGCCTATAAGCCGCTGATAAATTGCCGACACATACCTAGCCTGGTGAATAGCATCAGCCAGTGCGTGGTGACGCTCCCCTTCAAACGGCAGATCCCGTTTTGGGTCAAAGCCAATCTGTTTGCCCAGCGCAACAACCGTGCGCACATCGCGGTCATTCCACCAATTCCAGAATAGCTTTGGTGTTAAGCCAGCACGCTCGTATGCTGAACGTAGGATCACGTTGTCAAATGATGCACCATTGCCCCAAACCTCTAACGTGTTCTTGTCTGCAAAGTTCTCAATGAAATCACTCAAGTTTAAGAGTGCGTAGACGATGGGGATAGCATGCTCACTCACTATCGCCGCTCTTGCCTCATCACTCTGTTTTAGCCACCACTTGATGGTTTCGCCGTCTGGTATGGCCCCTTTTGCCATGTCACTAGACAGGTCAACGGTATTGTAAAACTGGCTACCCAGTTCACCTGTTGAGGGTTCAAAAAACACGGCACCTATGGCGACAATCGGCGCGGTTGGGCCTGTGCCCATGGTTTCGAGATCAAGCATTAGGTTGTTCATCACCCAATTCTCTCCCCAGTAATTTCAAAGTAGCGCTGAGCAAACAGTCCTCGTGCTTGCGCTGGATTTAAGGGGATAACAATTTCTTCTTCTGATGGCGAAATGTCTTCCAGAATTGGCCATGGGGTTCCGTCATCAATACCCAGATCCCTGCGTTCTGTTGCCAGTATGACCAGGTCTGCATATTTGATCGCCGGGCTACAGCTAGCGGGTAGGTTGAACCGGTAACGAATGATGGAATCAATGCTGCTTTCGATGTACTGGTAATCAGGAAGCATGTGCTTCAATGGTGATGGGATATCTTTGCAGTAAGCCTCGTGTGCATCATGCAACAGCGCTTCTAATGCAAGCTCAGGCCGTACAATCTTACTAACTAATACTGAGTGCTGAGCAACGCTATAGAATTCTGGTAAGTGACCAGCAAATCGGCATTCATGTGACAGCGCTTGAGCGATATCCTCAATACAGATGTTTTCAACGGCTGGTTTGGCGTAGCAGAACTGCTTGCCAGTAAATGTGTTGATCCATGACATAGTTATTCCCCTCACAGTTTTTAGGCAATACTTCACCAAATACCCCATTGCTGAGGTATTTAAGGCTGCTTAATTAAAAATTAGGCGTTGAAGTCGCCGATAAAGGTTTCAACTGGTTGACCGTCGAAATGACTAATCAGCAGATCACGAAATTCAGTGGCGATGGCTTCGGCTTGGGCTTCAAGCTGGACGATGCGCAGCACAAAGCAGGGCTCATCACTTTTCAATAGGCTATTGCGCAAGCTAAAGCGCCGTTCACCTAATCCTTCATAAGGGACGCACTTAAACTCAAAGGCGGCAGGCATGATCTCTTTGCTACTGGCTTCAATACTCTGCATCAGCGATTTTTTACCGCTAAAATCACCATCCTCGTGATCAGATTCTTGCATCTGCCGGATGCTAATACGCCGGACAGCACTAGCGGCCTGTGCAATAGACATCTTGTTTCCATCGACATCGAACGCAGTTAAGAAATCACTCCAGTCTTCCAGCCATTCAGCCATGTTTTTTTGCTGCTGGCGTTTACCGTTAATTTCCAACAGCGCACTGAATGAGGCGGTTTTTTTGAGTTTGATAGTTGCCACGTTGTCGGCGTGACCGGGCGCGGTAAGCGTACCAATGTTAAACACTGATTTGGCGCTCATGTTATCTGCATCAATGAAGCAGCGTGCTGGCTCTTCTTGAGTAGCATAGCCGTTTGAGTAGCGTACAAAATCAGCAATGCTGGTGGTTTTCAGTGCGCCACGGAAGCGAAAGCGATTTGTATAAAATCGCTCAAGGCTATGAACCTCAACATCATTGGGCAAAACAGAAACCGGACAATCGGTTTTCTTTACCGCCTCAAGAAATGAGGCACCTAGTGTGAGCGCCTGAATTTGTGAAATTGCTGAACCATCTAACTGAGACATAATCCATCCTCTTTTAGTGTTGATTGAGTTAGCACACTTATTACTGTGCCACTGTTAATTTTCCGTCTGGCTTGCCACCAATGGTAAATAGCTGGCCTTGCTCTTCCTGCAAAATGCTTAACTTCCCGCCTTTACCAACCCACATAGGCGTTTCTGTAGTGTCTTCTTCTGAGACTTTCCCGCGAGGGGTAGGGGTGACGAATTTCAGTTGATGCTTAATGTTGACGCGTTTTTCTTCGATCGAATTACTGAGGCGGTCAAGGTCGAATGTAAGCACTACTTTGCCTTTACCACCACTGTTGATAACCCCCAGAGCTGTAGCGTTTAAAGCTGCTGAGATTTTATTCATAAATACACCGGCATCCAGTTCACCTAGGAAGTCGGGCACATTTGTCTTGCGATCATCACTCATAAATAGCCCTCTATAAGCTGATAGTTTCTCCACACATCGGGTGGCGCACCGCACCAGTTTTAGACTATGAACATACCTGTAAATGGGATGGCACAGTGCGCCACCGGATGTGTAAAAAAAGGACGGCCAGCCGGGTGTTTACCTGGTGTTGGTCATTGCTCAGCATGGCCGCCAAAGTGGCACTTCGAAGCTAGGTATCTTCGGGCGGGGTGCTGATGACTAATCAGCAATCCCTACGGTGTTTTATTACTGGTGACCGAGGATTGTGTCGGTAACCGTATTCACCAGTGAGCGAGTTGGCTTGGTAGTCACTCCAAGCCGTACAACCCCTCCCGAAGATGCCTAAGTGATAGTTAAGCGATTAAATAAAGTTCGGACTCACTAACCAGCTCTGTGTATCCGGCTTTGTGTGCCACGATGACCAGACCGTTTCTCCAACCCTGCACAACACCGATCCGGCGAACTTGCGTGACAGTGTGGCCGTTGCTGCGTTGTGTGTGGTAAGCGACTTGATCGCCTTTTGTTACTGTTTGATTGATCATGATTTAACCCTTATGTTGTGTATTTGCTGGCGAATCATCCCGATCTTCATACGCCTCGGGCGGCTACTTCGTGGGCGTCCTGCCTGTTCGCTAAAACAACTTTAAGGTGTAATTTAGTTGTTATTATTGCTCGTGTCAACAACTTTATGTAGTTTGATTGTCAGAAAACAGAGTGTAAGGATGATTAAAAACAGGAGGGATGTATGGAAGATAAACAGTATGTTTTTAACTACACACAAAACCGTGACAAGCTTTTCACCAATTTAGTTGGCATTATCGATGGAATCACGACGGATGGTATCGTTCGAGATGAAGAAATCCTTTATCTCGACACATGGCTTCTTGAAGCAAACCAACTGATTAACAATGGGGTAATAAAAATCCTGAGAACTAGAGTATCCGATATTCTTGCTGATGGGGTTGTTACTCAGCAGGAACGAGAGGATCTTAAGTCTTATCTCATTAAGATTCAAAGAGATATATTAGACATTCCTAGCGTTGATTTTTACTCAACTGAATCGGATCTGCATCTGCTAACAGGACTGTGTAAAGGGTTAATCTCAGATAAAAGCCTTAACGCTGATGAAATTCGCTATCTAGATTGGTGGCTGACACAAAACGGCGCATTGAAAAATAACTATCCAGGGAAAGAATTATACTCCTTGGTGAAGGATATTCTTAGCGATGGAGTTATTACTACAGAGGAAAGTGAATTACTTTACAGAACGTTAGTGGATTTCACCGGCTGTGATTTAGAGCTCGGTGTGGTGGATGGACTGGCAACAAGATTGCCACTCAATACTGATGCTGTTGTTCACTTTGAAGATAAAATCTTTTGTCTGACAGGGGGGTTTATGGCAGGCAAGCGAGCACAGGTTGAAAAAATAGTTGAGGAGGCTGGTGGAAAACTGAGCTCAGACATAACAAAACGCCTTGATTATCTTGTTGTCGGCACCTTATCTTCTCGTGATTGGCGCTTCTCCAGCCACGGAAGAAAGATCGAAAAAGCAGTAACCTATCGTGATAATGGCGGTAAGCTTAGAATTATTTCTGAAGAAATGCTGTTTGGTGCTTTACCATGAACGGCATGACCAAAAAACACGACCGATAAGATGAATTCTTGCTTTACACTCTTCAAAGGTGAGTATTTCGTCAGGGTACTCATCTTTGTTGAAACTTCGCAATATGATACCGCCATCAGGTTTGGCAATCAGAATCTTCACTCTTAACAGAACGCCATCACGCAATGCATATAGGTCGCCATCACTGATGGATTGATTCTCGGTTACGTCAATAGCCACCATATCGCCATTGGTTAAAACCGGATAGAGGCTGTTACCGGAAACTTTCACCACTCTAACGCTTGTCTCGCTAACACGCGCTTTTCTCAGCTCTTCCTTTCTGATTGGAAATACAGCCCTTTCTAGCTCAACAAGCTGTGGTTTTTTATCATTATCTAACTCGATATTAAGTATAGGGATTTCTGCAATGATAACCGGATTAGGTTCTGTTTGTTCCCACTCGGGCATAACAAAATGTTGCTGACGCTCATTTTCATCACCGCCGAACAATAACCAATTAGCGGTCACGCCCAAGGCGAAAGCCAATTGGTTCACCTTTCTTGGTTGTGTGGTAACCCCGTTTTCTATTTTGGCAATAGCCTGCTGAGTTAAACCAACCTTTTCAGCTAACTGCACCTGGCTAATACCGGCTTTTTCACGAGCCATTTTGAAACGTTCAGCGAGATTATACACAACCCTTCCTCCTTTTTGTTGTGAGACTACAACTTTATGTTTTAACTTTCCAACACCTAAAGGTTGTTGCAAAAGTTGTTTTAGTTGTATATTCTAGGGATAAAACAACTTTAATTACTATTAGGGCAGGAGACACAGATGACACCCGAACAACTAGCACTACATGAGGCGATAAGGATTGCCGGTGGACAGTCCGAGTTAGCTAGAAAGCTCTCTCATAGTACTCATGGCCTAATTAAACAGCAGCAGGTGTGGAATTGGTTACATCGTGAAAAAAAGGCACCAGCAAAGCACACCGCTGCAATCGAAAAATTAACAGGTGTTGCCAAAGAGATGCTTCGCCCAGACGTTTTCCGAAATTAAACAGGGCCACACCAACTAGTCAACAAGGAGAGTATCAATGGAAAGTGACGCAATAGCACGCAAGTTAGAACAACCTATTGTGAATGCCGTTGAGATTGAGAGCGTACTACTCAACCGGCTTGCGTTGTTGGGACAAAAAGCTTACGCGGAATTTTTGGGCATCAGCGAATCAACAGCTAGCCGCCGTAAAGCTGAGGGGCATTTCGCTGCCTTGGCGAAAGAACTGGCTTGCCTAGGTATTCAGGCCGCGCCGCCAGAGGCGGTGTTGGTATCGCGGGATTATCTGAAATCCGTTGAAACGTTGGCAGATATCGGCCTACGTGCCGAGAGAAGCCGACCAGGGCCGTTAGGGTGGGAATGATGCTGGTGGCTTTAGAAATGTTGACGCCCAAAGTATGCAGCTTCGGGCGTCGGTGCAATTAAATCACTGTGTGGAGAAATAATCGCATGGGCAGTTTAGCAACAAATCAACGAGTACCGCAACTGCGCTGCTTGGTAAGCGGCAAAGCGCCATTGCGTTATGAGCGAAAGATAGCCGGGCACTGGGTGCCCTGCCACTACAGTCGCGTTGCGGCGATCGTGGAAGTAATGAACCGTCGAGGGGGTGCAAAGTGAATCAGCTAACAGTAACTGGGATCACAATGACCAGCCTAGAACTGGTGGACTACATCAATACTGAACGGGCAGAAAAAGCGAAAACAGCAGGAGCCGATTTTCCAAGTAAGGGGCATGCTTTGCTAAGGCATGACCAGTTCATGGTTAAGGTTCCGAAAGTCTTGGGTGAAGCATCTCCCAAATTTTTAGGAGATGATGTTTTCACTGTGGGCAATGGAGCAAAAACTGTTCGTAAAATTTACCGTTTCCCAAAGCGTGAAGCCTGTCTGATGGCAATGAGTTACAGCTATGAATTACAGGCAAAGGTGTTTGATCGGATGACTGCGTTGGAAGAGCAACAACGCACGGTACTGCCACCAACAAAAGAAGATCAGGTCAAATGTGGGCTGCTTATTCTTGAATCTGCAGCTAAATTGTTGAATTTATCTAATTCATCGCGCCTTGTCGCATTACAACGCCTGCAAGAGTTTGCTGGTGTGCCTGCTTTAATGCCGGCTTATGCTATTGATGCACCTTCTGACGCGACGGATGGTTCAAGCCGAACTACTGCAGCACTGACCACACTTCTTAAACGCCATGGTGCTGAGCTCAGCACGCCAATTGCGAATGTGATACTTGAGCGCTTAGGTATCTTAGAAAGAAAACAGCGTCATAGTCGTCGTTACGGGCTCAAACAGTTTTGGAGTGTGACTAGTGCTGGGTTGGTTTATGGCAAAAACCTTACTGATCCACATAGTCCACGTGAAACTCAGCCACATTTTTATGAAAGCCGCTTTCCCCGCCTACTGCAACGCATTTACGAAGAACGGGGGCGAAGATAATGACAGAGAACATTAAAAAGCTAGACCGCTACTACCGTGACAGAAACGGGGTAATTGTTCATGTGATTGGTTATGACCAGGCAGGGCAGAGAGTGATTTACAAACGCACAGGTTACGAATGGGAGTGTGCTGCGCCGCTGATTATCTTCCGTTCTCGCTTTACCAAGGTGGATATATGAGCATACAAACAGTTGATTACTTGAATTTCGGGAGCTATAGTTCCAGAGCAGCGGCAAAATCCGTTGCCGGGATTTGCACCCCGGAATTCGTTAGAGCGCACAACCGCGCTAAAGCGGTTTTTTTGTGCGCAGCACAGTCACATCGTTCAATGGTGGGGCGTGCAGGGCAGCCTTCGGGCTGGCCGGGTTCTCTGACGACCGGTAGTGCAAACCCTGTACGTCTCACCACCCATGAGATTTGCACCTCTGGTGGTGAGTTAACTAACTTATCGTCAGAGGCTGCCACTATGGCTACTATCCTTGCCCTTGCTCAACCTGAAATTGTCCTTATCAATGGTCAAGCTGTCACCTCATCACTTGCTATCGCTGACTACTTTGGCAAACGTCATGATGACGTATTGAAGAAAATTCGATCTCTAGAATGTTCACCTGAATTTACTACCCGCAATTTTGCGGTGAGTGAATACACCGATCCCACTGGCCGCAAACTTCCCTGTTATCAAATCACCCGAGATGGTTTCGCGTTCCTTGCTATGGGCTTCACAGGCAAGAAAGCGGCAGCATTTAAGGAAGCCTACATCACCGCCTTTAACCAGATGGAACAGACGCTGGTGGGTGGTCGGCTGCTTGCGTTATCAAATACAGCCCATAACGCTGCGGGGGTGCTCAGTAATTTGCAGGTAATTGCCCAGGCGTGGAGAGAGAACCTCTATCCGATGCTCAAGGCGGCAAATTCTCCTTTGGCTGTGAGTTTGTACGACAGGGTTAATGACGCCGTCTTTGGCGCCACGCTGGTGGCTGATGATTTGGGGAGGAAGCTATGAGTCTTGATGCAATGAGATGGGCGAAAACCATCAAAACTGGAAACGCATCATCAAAAGCTGTGCTTACTTGGCTAGCCGATATGTGTGGTGCTGATTTGTGCGCCTATCCCTCTATCGCTGCACTTGCAGATGTCACCGAGCTAAATATAAAAACAGTGCAAGCTTGTCTTAAACGCCTTGCTAAACAGGGGCTAATTGAGGATTCCGGTGAACGGCGTGGAGCCACTCGACAAGTTATTGTTTATCGACTTGTGGGGGTTAGTGAAAGTTTTGCTGATTCTGAACACACCCAAAAACGGGAATGTTATAAGACACCCAAAAACGGGAGGGTTAACAAGGTAAACACCCCCAAAAACGGTAACGTTACCAAAAACGGTGGTGTTACCTCAAATAACACCACCAAAAACGGGAAGGTTCACGAGGCAAAGACACCCAATTTTGGAGGGAAAGACACCCAAAAACGGGATACGGAATCTACCAATAACCATAAAGATCTAAAAAACACCCCCCTAACCCCCCAGGGGGAAATGGCTGGGCAGGTCTCCGATCTGATTGGGCATCTGAACAAAAACTTAAGCACGTTGGCCGCAAAGCTTGGCAAACCAGCCCCCATGGGATTTCGTACAGGTACAGGCGGTGCGAAGATGATCGCATCACGATTACGTGATGGGTTCAGCGTGCAAGATTGCCGCTTGGTTCTGGATTACCTGTCTGAAACGTGGGGTGCTGACGATAAAATGCGGGAGCACTTGTGCCCTACAACCATTTTCCGCCCGACTAACTTCGACGATCGAGTGGTGAAGGCGCACAACTGGCACAACGCAGGCCGACCATCTCGTAGTGGCAAAGCGTGGGATCGCAACTCAACGTCAGCATTCAATCTGTCTGAAGCGCTGAATGACACATCATGGGCTGATAACGGGCTGGGGTTGTGATCATGAACACGATGAAAACCTTTGCTGATTTGCAGATAAACCGTTCTGGGTTCCTCGCACCACAGGGGGTAGTTGATTACTCACAAGCGCAAATCAACACCAACGCCATCAAGAACGTCAACGATATTTTTCGTGAACTGGCGATCACCTTTCCTGCATGGCGCACGGCCTACCCTGATGCTGAAAGCCTGAATAGTGCCAAGCAGGTATGGGCAAAAGGGCTAATTGAAAACGACATTACCAGTATGGCCGTGATCCGTGCTGGTTTGCGTGTTGCACGTTCGCAAGCGATACCGTTTATCCCGAGTGTCGGGCAGTTTGTGGCCTGGTGTAAAGACGGCATTGCGAGTACAGCAGGTTTACCCAGTCTTGATGAAACGTTGGCCGAATTTAACCGCTATAACGCCAATCGCGATCGTTATCCATCTGCTGAGGTTTTCCCTTGGTCACATCCGGTACTGTACTGGATCGTGCTGGATGTTCGCGAAGCAATGTACCGCTACAAGCAAACAGAAGCAGAAACGCTTAAAGCGCTACAAACGCAACTAACCAAGTGGGGTAAAAAACTGGCTGCTGGTGGCGTGGTGCCAATGCCAGTTGTGCAAATAACGGATCAACGACGCGAACCGTCACCTGTGGAACTATTGGATAAGAACGGAGATTACCGGCGCAAAGGTGCTGAGTTGCTGGCGGTGATCAGAGCAAAGCAAAAAGGTGGCACCTTATGAAATACAACCTGGAGATGCTGCCGTGAGAGGACTACTAACGCCGATCATTGTGCGTGAGCTAGGGCAAGTGATTTTACGGCCTGGTGCTGCGTTGTTGCCGATGTTCGGTAGCCGTGTTTTGGTATCGACTGAGCCAAGAGAGTTTAACGAACTACCATCGGGACTATTACCTGCCACCGATCAACTGATAGCCAACGATCCACGCTTCCAGCCGTTCTATCAGCATGAAAAGGTATTGTGTGCTGCTGGTGGTACTGCAGCGCTTACTTGTTGGGTTGATCGAATGGCCTCATGCCAGTGGGCTGGCGATTATCATGACAGCAATATGACGACACTAAATTATGGCACCAGCGCAATCCGGTTGTGCTGGCATCATGATCATGTGCTGCGTGAGCATAGCACGCCAAAGTTGGACGCAATAGCAAACGCCAATCGAGCCGCGTTCATACTTGATCATGTGCGCAGTCATTTTCTATTGCCGGAAGGCCACCAGCTAACACTTCCTGAATTGTGCTGGTGGGCTGTACTCCATGACCTGTTTGATCTGCTGCCAGAAACGGTGGCCGCTGCCTCACTGCGTGTTAAACCGCACACGGTACCAGCGGGTACCAAGAAAGAGGCAGACATTACACACACGCCAGCAGCGCGGGAAATTGTCCTGCAGAAAGTCACCAACGTGGTGAAGGTGCTGGAGATAGACCCAGAGCCACCGCAAGCGTTTATGAAGATCCCCAAGCGGCACAGGTGGGAAAACGCTAAGTACCTGCAATGGGTGAAGTCTCGCCCATGCGTTTGCTGTGGCGCCAGGGCGGATGACCCTCATCACATTATTGGACACGGCCAAGGCGGAATGGGTACCAAAGCCCACGACCTGTTAACTATCCCATTGTGCCGGCAACACCATGACGAGCTACACCTCGATATGGTGACTTGGGAGCAGGAATACGGTAGCCAGGTTGAACTGTGGTATGCGTTTTTTGATTTGTCTGTTGCGCTTGGCGCAATTGCTTAATGCGGGGTAATGCTATGAGAGATATGTACGATGTTTTGTCCCGCTGGGGTGTTTGGGCAAGAGAAGATAGCGGTATCGACTATTCACCAATTGCAGCCGGTTTTAAGGGGCTACTACCACCAAGGGCGAGCGGCAAACTATCCTGCTCTGATGATGACGGCCTGCTGATTGATGGCTGTATCGCCAGGCTGAAAAAGTACAAACCGGAAGAGTACGACCTAGTTGTGTTACACCATTTTTACGGGTTATCACTGCGTTACATAGCCAAGAAACGCAAGTGCTCAGAAGGGACAATCAGAAAGGAAATGCAGACCGCTGAGGGGTTTGTTGGGGGGTGTTTGGCTATGTTGGATACGGGGCTAGATATTTAATAAGAAGTAACCTTATTCAGGCATCTTTTATGCCATCCTTTCTACGTTGTTCAACAATTTTTATCTAGCCGGGCGCGTTGTACTTCGATTACAGCACCCGGCAGTTTGAAGGAGGAAAATAGAGCTATACATGAATCGGGCGTTGCATAGTTACTATTCTGTCGATGGTAGCGCTTTGTTCTGATACATCCCTCCAATTTGTAGCGCCTCATCCCTGCCCCCAGGAAGCAGGCTGGCCTTCTTCAAGATGTATGCAGGGAACTTGGTTGGCAGGTATTCCTGTTTAAACCATTGGCGAAAGAGTGGTAGCGCTGCATCTGGATAGGCGTTTGTCTTTTGAGGGTTACTGAGCGACTGTGGGTAGTAATTCGGATAGTTGTGTTCATACGGGATGCGAGACCCAAACTGTGCTTCAAGGTTTTGCTCTGACCAGTACTTTCCCCATGCTATGCCTACGCTTATATCTGGAATGGTTTTATGGTTAATAGTTAGATCGGCCTCGATAAGGTCAACTATCAGCCCTGTTATTTCGTGAAAAATTGTGAAGTGCCCAGTTGGAGCACTGTTCCTTAGGAGTGACACGCGGTCATTGTGGTACTTCCATTTATCGCCAGGGGTGTATTCAAGTGCCTCGTAGATGAAACGTCGCAGACCTAACGCAGCAAACCGGCGATAGTTCGCTAACGCCTTGGTACTATCTGCCTTTGACTCGAACGCATAGTACTCCAGAAACGCCATGCAAACGACATCAGGGTACGCGAAATGCACCGAACCGTTTTGAGTGGTTTCAATGTACAGCTTTGGTTCTCTGTAGCCATTTTTAAACAAATAGTCCTTGAAGAAGGAGATTCTATCTTTTCCTAGAAAATCTTCGTCAAAGAGCTCTTCCCACTCCTTTGTAATCCCTTGAATTGCAGGTCTAGATATTCCGGTAATTTCGGAGAGGCCGCGCTGAGTGAGGTAAGAGATTCCATTCTCAAGGACACCCATCTCTACGCCATTTACATCTCGCTCGACTTCAATTCCAAGGTCAAGCGGCATCTGCTTTGAGGTGGCAACCAACCGCGATAGACTGCCGTCTAATTTATTGTTTTTAGTTGCTTTATGGGTGGCAACCTGAAGGGGTGCATTTACAGGTTCAATAGCTTCATCTGTTTTTTTGGGCATTGATCAGCTCCTTGTATAGTGCAGGCTGCAGTTCTTTATGTGGGTTACGGTTGAATCAATAAACTGAATAGCGTCGAGTGCATTTCCATCAGAAAAAATTACCATTTATGAAAGAGGAAATCATTAACGCGTACGCAAAAAGTATAGTAGTGTGATAAGAGTGGCTACGAAGTTGGTAGCTTATCCAGTTGAAAAAACCTCGCTACGGCGGGGTTTTGCGTTTTCTGAACCCAATAAAAAGCCCCAGCATCAGCCAGGGCTCAATCTCAAATTCTCGTTGTGAAATGGGCTGCGGTGAAAGTGGTGGAACACTGACACCGCCATCTGCTCATGCTTCTAGATCACAAGCAAACCAAGGCCCAGCTGTACAGCAGTTAGAGCCTAGCAAAAATGGCGCTTTTGATCACTCATGAAAGATACGATAAATCTAAACAGTGTTGAGTTAATCAACGCTGATTCTCTGCAATACATCAAAACCCTGCCTGATAACTGCATTGACCTGATAGCTACGGATCCCCCGTACTACAAGGTAAAAACGTGTGGTTGGGATAACCAGTGGAAAACCCAGGCAGAATACTTGGCGTGGCTGGATGAGTTCTTTGCCGAGTTCTGGCGGGTACTGAAACCAAACGGATCGCTTTATGTGTTCTGTAGCCCAAAACTGGCAACGGATACTGAAGTGTTAATGCGTGACCGGTTCAACGTTTTAAATCATGTCGTCTGGGCTAAACCATCTGGACGCTGGAATGCAGCTTGTAAAGAGTCATTTCGGCAATACTTCCCAGCTACTGAACGCATACTTTTTGCAGAGCATTACGGTGCTGAAGGATTTGCAAAAGGTAATAACGGTTATGCGTCAAAGTGCCAAGAGTTAAAACAACAAGTCTTTGCCCCATTGATTGAGTATTTCCGGTCAGCGCGTCAACGCCTGGATGTTTCCGCTCGGGAAATCAACACTGCAACAGGTACACAGATGTGTAGCCACTGGTTTAGTAGCAGTCAGTGGCAGTTGCCAAACGCAAAACAGTACGCCGAGCTACAGGTACTGTTTAAGCGTAAATCTGAAGAGAGGGGTGCTGCTGGTTTAACTGCGGATCATGCCTCATTAGTTCGTGAGCATATGGGGCTGGTGGATGAATATACCAGCTTGGTTAAACAATATGACGACTTAAGGGCTGAATACGAAAACCTCCGTAGGCCGTTTAGTGTTACAAAAGAGGTGCCCCATACCGATGTGTGGACTTATCCTGCAGTGCAGTTCTACCCCGGTAAACACCCGTGCGAAAAACCAGCCGCAATGATGGAGCATATTATCAGTGCTAGCAGCCGACCAGGTGACGTAGTTGCTGACTTTTTCATGGGGTCGGGAGCGACGATCAAAGCAGCAATCAAGCTTGGCCGCGAAGCGATTGGGGTTGAGCTTGAAGAAGAGAGGTTTTTGCAGACAGTAGAAGAGTGCGAAGCACTAACATCACATACCGGCTAATGCCGGTTTTTTTATGACTTAAGGAAAATCCATGACAGAACCTGTTACCACCGCCACGGCGGCAGCGGGTGGCACGGTAACAGGGGTTGCAGTTGTGACCTTTTTTATCGGGTTGCCTGCCGATGTTGTTCTCGGCGCGTTCGCTGGGGCAATTCTTTTCGTAGTGTCTGCGTCTGATTATCGGCTAAGGGCAAGGCTAGCACTTGCGCTCGGTAGTTTTGTCGCAGGCATCACGATGTACAAACCTGCTGCTGCTTGGATCATCAGCTTTCTTCCTGAGGGATACAACCGGGGAGCAGATGCAGCCGGGGCGCTGATTGCTGCTGGCGTCATCATACGTCTGCTGATGATGTTCAATTCTGGGAATCTCTCGATTCTCAACAGCAAAAAAAAGGAGGGTAGCGATGATCTCTGATATCGAGACTTTACTTAACGCGATTGTTTGTACAGTGACAGCGGTGCGGTTACTCACTTTTCGACGCTGCGGCGCTGGCTATGTGCGCTGGGGGGCTTACCTGGCATACGGCCTCACACTAGCAACTGGCTCGGTGGCGATTCGTATTGTTATGGGCACATACGAGGGGCCAACAGATCCGGCAGAACTTTTTATCAATATCGTGTTGTGCTTCTTGGTGCTGCGCTCACGCGGCAATGTGGTGCAGCTTTTTAAGGTGAAATGAGATGTCCAACAAATTTAGCCAACGCAGTGAAAACAACCTGCGAGACCTTCATCCCGATCTGGTGAAAGTAGCCAGGTTAGCACTGCAATACTCCCCGATTGACTTTGCCATCACAGAAGGGCGGCGTAGCGTCGCCCGACAGCGGCAATTGGTTGCCAGCGGCAAAAGCCAAACCATGAATAGCCGCCATATCACAGGCCATGCATTGGATGTGGTGGCCTATATAGGGAAAGAAGTGAGTTGGGAGTGGAAATATTACCAACAGATTGCCAAAGCATTTAAACAGGCTGGTGCTGAACTGGCGATCCCCATTGAGTGGGGCGGCCAGTGGCAAACACTGAAAGATGGGCCGCATTTCCAATTGCCGCACGCTGAGTATCCCGCATGATATTGCTATTACTGAAAAGCCATTGGCGCAGCCTGGCAGTAGCACTGTTGATTGGCGCACTGTTTGGCACGGGTTACCTGATGGGAGCCAAACAACGTGAAACCGCTTGGCAACTGAAATGGTCGCAACGTGATGAGGCTGATGCTATTGCATTGGGGCAACGACTGGCGGAGACCAGGCTAGAAGAACAACGGCGACAAGGTGAAATCGATGCCATCAGACAACAAGTTAATCAACAGATTGCAGCGGTGCAAACTGATGCTGATAGTGCCCGTGCTACTGCTCGTGGGTTGCACCAACGGGCAGCTCAGCTTGCCGAAAGACTGGCAGAAAGTGAACGCACCTGCAATACCCACATTGCCAGCGGAGGCACGGCAAAACCAAGCGGCAGCATACTGCTTGCCGAGCTGTTTAGCCGCGCTGATGAACGAGCGGGAGAGCTGGCAAGAACAGCTGATGAAGCACGAGCACGAGGATTAGCTTGTGAAGCAGCCTACAACGCTATCAAATCCGGTGAAAAAAAGTAGTTCATGGTAAGTCGGCATTACAGATGGCACTCAATGAGCGCCATCGATAATGACCATTCACAAAACAGGGCGGGACCGCCACCAGCATGGTTATTCATGTTCTTACTGAGATTTATTAAATTAGTGAGGCGGCTCTCAAAAAAATAAACAAAGTGGCGATCATTTATCACGCAAGCATTACCATGAAAATCCAAATGTTTTTTTACAAAAGGATTATGGATTATGGTGTGGACTTATGACCAGTATTCTGGGCGGATGTATCACAATGGTGTGATGGCGCGTGATGTTGGTTACAGTGGGAAAGGAGCGCATAAAAATAACCCAGCGTCTGAAGCTATACGTAACTGGGGGCCAATCCCGAGAGGACGTTACACTATAGGCAATGTTACCAATTCTAAAGGGGATATGACAATAGTGCTGATACCTTCACAGTCGAATCAGATGTTTGGCAGAACGGCTTTCCGCATACATGGAGACAGCAGAACTCACCCTGGCGAGGCTTCGGAAGGGTGTATTGTCATAGGCAGCAGAACGAGGAGTGCTATAATAGAATCAATGGATAGAGAGCTGGTGGTTGAATGATGAATACTCTACTGAAACAGATTTTTTTAGCGATAACATTGGCATCATTAACTACATCAACCTTTGCTTACACAGAAAAGCAAAAGCTGGATTATTGCGCCACAGCGGGTTCTTGGGCCGCTCAGACAATAGCCAATGAAGAAAAGATTCAGAACCCAAGGTTAGACCGAGACAAGGTAACCTCTGTTTTAATAAGCAGAACTAAGATGAAAGATATCAATGATAAGAAGATACAAGTGCCCAATCTTGGTGACTTGTATCTTCAAACAATCATGGTGTCCATTCCGTATATAAACGATGAAAAAAAACCTGCGGTTTTTATAGCATCGTCAATTATATCAGCGGAAGAGTGCTCGATTAGCAATCCCTCATATTTTATCTTGCAAAAATAGATCAGTTACTGTTTCACCAATAAACGAAGCCTCAGCATAGTCTGGGGCTTTTCTATTTTGGATATTTCAATGCCACCACGTACCCCAAAAGCCTGCCGTTGTCGTGGGTGTCGTAACACCACCACAGATAGCAGTGGGTTTTGCGATGCTCACAAAGGTGAGAACTGGAAGAACTACAAGCCAGGGCAGAACCGCCACCAGCGCGGTTACGGCAGCCATTGGGATGCTATTAAGAAACGCATTCTTAAGCGTGACAATGGGTTGTGTCAGTTATGCTTGCAGCGCGGGGCAATTACTGCAGCAACTTGTGTTGATCACATTACCCCTATAGCGCACGGTGGCGGCGATAGTGCGGACAACTTACAAAGCCTATGCGCCCCTTGCCATCGAGCAAAGACCGCACGAGAGCGGCGCACAGGGCGGTAAGGGGGGGTAAAATCTCTACAGCGTTTTCCCTTCCGTACTGCCCGCCCCTACACATTTACGTACCCGCGAAAAATGAAATTTAATCTGGAGCGACTATGGCCGGAACGGCAGGCCGATCCGGGCGACGCCCCAAACCGACCGCACGAAAGGAGTTGGCTGGCAACCCCGGCAAGCGGTCATTAAATAAAGATGAGCCAGTGTTCACTCCGATCAAGGGGGTAGAGCCTCCGGCATGGTTTGAAGAAGAAGATTTGCCCTTGGCTACAGTGATGTGGCAAATGACTACCAAGGAATTATGCGGACAGGGGATCTTGTGCGTAACCGATCTGGCAGTGTTGGAGCGGTGGTGCGTAGCCTATGAATTCTGGCGTCGGGCAGTAAAGAAGATCGCCAGCCAAGGCAACACTGTGCCAGGCGTCACTGGCGGTGTGGTCAAGAATCCTGAGTTAACAGCCAAAAAAGAGCAGCAATCAGAAATGGATAGCACCGGTGCCTTGCTCGGACTCGATCCCAGCAGTCGCCAACGGTTGATTGGCTTGGCGGGGCAAAAGAAAACCTCAAATCCTTTCATCAAGTTGATAACGTCATGACACGAAAATCCTACCCAAACGTTAACGCAGCCAATCAGTATGCACGAGATGTGGTGCGCGGGAAGATTGTCGCCTGCCAGTTTGTTATCTCTGCTTGTCAGCGACACATGGACGATCTTGCTGAAGAGAAGGGGCGTAAGTTTCGCTATCGCTTTGACCGCGACTTGGCAGAGCAGGCAGCCAAATTTATCCAGTTGTTGCCACACACCAAGGGCGAGTGGGCCTATAAGCGCATGCCGATAACTCTGGAGCCGTGGCAGCTTTTCATTGTTTGCTCTGTTTTTGGTTGGGTACATAAGGGGAGCAGGCTTCGCCGGTTTCGTGAAGTCTACACCGAGATACCGCGTAAAAATGGTAAATCAGCAATCTCTGCTGGTGTGGCGCTTTACGGCTTCACTTGCGATGGCGAGTTTGGTGCCGAAGTCTATTCAGGGGCCACAACAGAGAAACAAGCCTGGGAAGTGTTTAGACCAGCCCGGTTAATGTGCAAGCGCACCCCACTACTGATGGAGGCATTTGGGATAGAGGTTAATGCCTCAAACTTGAACCGCCCTGAAGATGGCGCCCGTTTTGAGCCATTGATTGGTAATCCTGGTGACGGTTCATCACCCAGTCTTGCAGTAGTTGATGAATACCATGAGCATCCTACTGATGCACTGTATACCACTATGCTCACGGGTATGGGGGCCCGCCGTCAGGGGTTAATGTGGGCGATCACAACGGCAGGTTATAACATTGAAGGCCCGTGCTATGACAAGCGGCGAGAAGTGATAGAAGCGCTAAATGGCACGGTGCCGAACGATGAGCTGTTTGGCATTATCTACACCATTGATGAGGGGGACGACTGGACAAAACCGGCTGCACTGGAGAAGGCCAACCCAAACATGGGGGTTTCTGTCTACCGTGACTTCTTGCTCAGCCAGCAGCAACGGGCGATTAACAACGCAAGGCTGGCGGGGCCATTCAAAACAAAACATCTCAATATCTGGGTATCAGCCCGTAACGCTTTCTTTAACCTTGTTAGCCTGAAGCGTTGCGAGGATACCACGCTAACGCTTGAGCAGTTTGAGGGACAACCTTGCCTGCTTGGTTTTGACCTTGCACGCAAGTTGGACATGAACAGTATGGCACGTCTGTTTACCCGTGATATTGATGGCAAACGGCACTACTACAGTGTTGCTCCTCGCTTCTGGGTGCCCTATGACACGGTGTACAGCGTAGAAAAAAACGAAGATAGGCGAACCGCTGAACGTTTCCAAAAGTGGGTAGAAATGGGGCTGTTATCGGTAACCGAAGGTGCCGAGGTTGATTATCGTTACATCATGGAGGAAGCCAAGGCAGCCAATCGCCTGAACCCTGTAGAAGAGTCGCCTATTGATCCTTTTGGCGCTACCGGCATTTCTCACGAACTGGCTGACGAGAACATGTCGCCCATTACTATCATTCAGAACTACACCAACATGTCGGATGCCATGAAAGAGCTGGAAGCGGCGATTGAATCAGGCCGATTCCATCATGATGGCAACCCGATCATGCTTTGGTGCCTGAGTAACGTAATCGGCAAGTTTTTACCGGGTAATGATGATGTTGTAAAGCCGATCAAGGAACAAGCTGGCAGCAAAATTGATGGCGCGGTAGCGCTGGTGATGACCATCGGACGGGCAATGCTCCATGACACCACGGAAAGTTTGGCTAAACACATCGAAACCCACGGGTTGCGTTCACTCTAACGGAAACAGAACATGCGGATCATTCATTTAATTGGCGCACTGGCTTTGCTGGTGGGTGTTGCTGGTGCCTTTTTGCTGACTTACGGTGTATGGCTCATCTATCCAGCGGCAGGCTTTATCGTTGCGGGAATACTTTGCCTCACATGGTCATGGCTGGTATCTAAAATGCTCAGTGGTAATCTGCGGCAGGATAAGGGGGATTGATGTTCTTTCCTGGTCTGTTTCAAAAGTCGGCAGATAAGCCGCTAACATCACAAGCGCTTGCTGAGCTTATTGGCCTTTCCTACGACACCTATGTCGGCAGGAAAATCAGCCCACAATTATCCATGCAACTCACGTCAGTGTTTAGCTGTGTACGTGTACTGGCAGAATCGGTGGGCATGCTGCCCTGCACGCTGTATGAACAGTTAGAGCGAGGTAATAAACGGGCAATAAAGGAACGACTGAATAAGCTACTTTCGGTTAAGCCCAACGACTACATGACACCACAAGAGTTCTGGGAGTTGTTGATCGCCTGCTTGTGTTTGAGGGGAAATTTTTACGCTTACAAAGTAATGGCACTTGGTGAAGTGGTTGAATTACTCCCATTGGATCCAAGCAGTGTTGTCCCTCGGCTCGGCAGTGATTGGAAGCCAATATACCAAGTAACACTACCCGACGGCAGTTGCGCCACATTGACGCAAGATGAAATCTGGCATGTGCGTATTTTTACGCTGGATGGGCTGGTTGGCCTAAGTCCAATTGCCTATGCCCGTCAAGCTATCGGGTTGGGCATTGCCACAGAAGAACACGGGGCCAGGCTGTTTGGCAATGGCGCGGTAACCAGTGGTCTCTTGCAAACCGACCAGACATTGACAGACGAGGCGTTCAATCGTCTGAAAAGTGATTTTGAAACCCGCCATCAAGGGTTATCAAATGCTCACAAACCGATGATTTTGGAAATGGGGCTAAAGTGGCAACAAATCAGCCTGAGCGCCGAAGATGCCCAGTTTCTGGAAACCAGAAAGTTTCAGCTTGAGGAAATCTGCCGTATTTTCCGTGTTCCGCTGCACATGGTGCAGAACACGGATCGCGCCACATTCAACAATATTGAGAATCTGGGGATAGGCTTCATTAACTATTCCCTGGTGCCGTACCTTACCCGCATTGAACAACGGATCAATATTGGATTGGTTAAACCCTCTGCTCAGGGGCGTTTTTACGCCAAGTTCAATGCAGGAGCACTGCTGCGGGGTGATATGAAGTCGCGGTTTGATGCTTATGCTACGGGGATCAACTGGGGGATCTACTCACCGAATGAATGCCGTGAACTGGAGGAACTTAACCCTCGCAATGGTGGTGATATCTATCTCACACCAATGAACATGACAACTAAGCCAAACGAGAGTGGCAAGAACAACCCCATTGAGGAACACAGTGATGGCAATGACTAAACAGCGCCTGGACGTTCCGCTAAAGCTGAAATCGGTCAGTGATAGCGGTGAGTTTGAGGGTTATGGTTCAGTGTTTGGCGTGAAAGACAGCTATGGCGATATTGTCGTGCCTGGCGCGTTCGTAAAGTCCTTGGATAACTGGAAATCGAAGGGCGCACAGCCCGCCATGCTCTGGCAACACAAAACAGATGAACCGATCGGGGTTTATACCGACATGCGGGAAGATGATGTTGGCCTTTATGTTAAAGGGCGATTACTGATTGACGATGATCCCCTGGCAAAGCGTGCATATGCCCATATGAAGGCCGGTTCGTTAACCGGCCTTTCTATTGGTTACGTGCTGAATGACTGGGAGTACGACCGAGCAAAAGATGCCTTTATCCTAAAGGAGATCGACCTGTGGGAAGTCAGCCCAGTCACCTTCCCGGCAAATGATGAAGCGCGGGTGAGTGATGTCAAGTCAGCGTTTGCCCGTGGTGAAACACCATCCCCTAAAAATATAGAACGAGTCCTGCGCGATGCTGGGCTATCCCGTTCACAAGCCAAAGCATTCATGGCTAACGGCTATAGTGCCTTATCACTGCGTGATGCTGATGATATGGAAACTGCACTGAACATACTGAAATCTATTAAATTCTGAATCTGGAGAATCACATCATGCCAATTGATATTAAAGATGTAGAACTGGTCGCACAGGAACTGAAGGGTAACTTTGATGACTTCACCAAAAAAAATGACAAGCGGCTGGAAGCGATCGAGCAGGAAAAAGGCAAACTGGCGGAAACGGTTGATACGCTCAACGGCAAGTTATCCGAGCTGGATGCACTGAAAACCTCATTGGAAGAGGAGCTAAAGCAAGTTAAGCGCCCCAGTGGTGGACCAACAAGCAAAACCGCCAGTGAACACAAGACGGCTTTCATTAATTTCGTGCGCAAGGGGAAAGAGGAAGGGTTGCGTGAGTTAGAGCAAAAAGCGTTACAGATTAACGTTGATTCTGATGGGGGTTATGCCGTACCTGAAGAACTTGATCGCACCATCCTTGAACTGCTTAATGACGAAGTCATCATGCGCCAAGAAGCTACCGTGATCACAGTAGGCGGTTCTGAGTATAAAAAACTGGTTAACCTGGGCGGGACAGCCTCTGGTTGGGTGGGTGAAACGGATGCACGGCCTGCTACTGAAACCTCAAAACTTGGCCAGATCACCCCCTTCATGGGAGAAATTTACGGCAACCCTCAAGCCACTCAAATGATGTTAGATGATGCATTCTTCAATGTTGAAAGTTGGTTGAACAGTGAGTTGGCTAACGAGTTTTCTGAAAAAGAAGAAATTGCTTTCACCCTTGGTGATGGCGCTAAAAAACCCAAAGGGTTCTTGGCTTACGATTCAAATGCTGAGGATGATAAGAGCCGTGCTTTTGGTGTATTACAACACGTTGCATCCGGCAGCGTGGGTGGATTGACAACAGATGCCATCATCAAACTGGTATACACCTTGCGCAAAGTACACCGTGCTGGCGCTAAGTTTATGATGAACAACAACGCCCTATTTCAAATTCGCATGTTGAAAGACACAGAAGGCAACTACTTATGGCGACCAGGGCTAGAGCTTGGGCAACCCTCAACACTCATCGGCTATGGCATTGCTGAAAATGAGCAAATGCCAGACATTGCCGCCGATGCCAAAGCGATAGCGTTTGGTAACTTCAAACGAGGCTACGCCATCGTTGATCGCATGGGTACACGTATTCTGCGTGATCCGTACACCAACAAACCGTTTGTTGGTTTCTACACCACCAAACGCACTGGCGGTATGCTGGTTGACTCTCAGGCTATCAAGCTACTGAAAATCGGTACCACGGCGTAATTACTGGGGGCATTGCCCCCCCTTTCATATGAGAGCGATGAAGATGATCAAGTTACTTGAAGATCTAAAGTGGTCACCGAACGGCTGCGTGATTGAAATTATCCGTGCGGGTGAATATCAACCCAGTGAACTGCCAGAACGTGCAATCGCTATTGCCAGTCAATTGAATATTATCTGTTCTGTTGACAGTGGCGACGATGGGCAAAATGCTGGACAAGAGCAGCAGTCAGAGCAAGAACAAGAGCCAGAATCAGAGCCACAGCTAGCACAACAAGCAGAGCCAGCTAAAAAAGGGAAAAAATAACCTAATGGGGCGTAATCATGTTGTTTGTAGAGATAGACCTGATAAAAGCGCAATGCAAGATTGACCCTGACTTAACCGAGGAAGATGAACTACTTCAGCTTTATGCAGAGGCAGCCCAGGAAAAGGCGCTCATCTACTTAAACCGAGGCGTTTACACAGACTCCGTTCCAGAAACTGATCCCGATGGAATTCTGATAAACAGCAGCATCAAGACCGCGATACTTGGCCTTGCATGCCATTACCAGAGAAATCGGGCAACGGTCAGTGATTTTGAGCAATCAGAAACACCAATGTTCTTCACTAGTCTGTTATCAGATTATAGGAAGCGCCCCTAATGAGTAAGCGACGATACGCAGAAATCAGTAGCACATACAGACCCCCAGCCGAAGGAGAACTCAACCGCCGCGCCCAATTCAGAACGCGTGAAGATGTACCCGGCTCAGGCCATATGGGTGTTGATAGCGTTTACCACAACACATTTAAAACTTGGGCGAAGTTGTCAGCGGTTGGCGACTCGGTACGCATTGACTCAATGCAAGTTGATGCCGCCATCACACACCGGATCATTATCCGCTATCGCCAAGGCATAACAACGGATGGTGAAGTGGTGATCAGCGGCATGGTTTACCGCATAAAAGGAGCCAAAGACCTCAACGACGAACGCCGCTTTTTGGTGATTAGCGCTGAAGAACTGGGCACTGTAGAAGCAATAGGGGGTGACAATGGGCATTGAGAGTTCAAACAGTGGCCTGTATCTGCACATCGATTTTGATAAAACACCGGAAATCACATTCAACAAAGCTAAGGTTCGTCGTGCTTTTGTCAATGTTGGTCAACGTGTCATGGCAGAGTCACGCCGCTTGGTTGCTCGCCGCGCAATATCTAAAGCGGGTGAAGCACCGGGCTTCAGGACTGGGAGATTGTCAAAATCGATTGGTTACAAGGTGCCAACAGCAACAGCATCGCGCCCTGGCTTTATGGTAAAAGTTGCGCCAAATCAGAAAGGGGGTAAAGGCTCAAGACCCATCACAGGCGACTTTTACCCAGCATTCCTGTGGTATGGCGTAAGACGCGGAGCCAAACGGGGGAAGAAACACAAAAAGGGCTCATCCGGTGGTTCACCGTGGCGGATTGCTCCACGCAAAAACTTCATGGAACAGGCACTACACAACAAAAGGGCATGGATTGAACAGGTATTGTTTAACGCCCTGCAAGATTCTGTAAAGGTACCCAAATGAAACTCTCATCGGTAATTGCTGCGCTGCGGCTGCGCTGCCCATCCTTTGAGGGGCGCGTATCGGGTGCAGCAGAATACAAACCCATACCGGACACGGCAAAAATGAAGTTGCCTTCCGCGTGGGTGATCCCACTTGATGACAACGTAGGCGAGCAGAAATCACAAACTGACTACTGGCAGGAATTAACCGAAGGCTTTGCGGTAATAGTGATTATGGATAACTCAGCAGATCAGCGCGGACAAGCTGCCGCGTTTGATGTGGTGCATGATATCCGGGCAGAGCTTTGGAAAGCGCTACTCGGTTTTGAGCCAGAAGGCTATGACCCGATCGAGTACGACGGCGGCAACCTGCTCGATATGAACCGCGCCCACCTCTATTACCAGTTCGACTTCTCCGCCAAAACAGACATCACCGCTGAAGATACCCAACACTGGCAAGATCTACAGCAACTGGAAGAACTGGCGCGGGTGGTGGTTGATGTTGATTTCATGCAGCCTGACGGCGATATCGAGCACAAAGTAGCGATACCACTTAACCAGTCATCCACTCAACCGTAATGGGTTCGCGTAAAAGTTTTACGCGACCCGTTAACAACCCGCCCCGGCGGGTTTTTTTACACCCAAATTTCACCGCGCACCACATGCGCAACAGCCAAAGAACCTGTTTAGGAATGAAGCCTGAGGCAACCAGTATGGTTTGTGCTGCCTCTTTGGGCTGGTTTCCTATGTGGCAGGCTTCATTTCTAAAAAGGTAAGCACAATGAACTATCCAACCGTAGTAGTAAATGGTGTATCTGTCCGTGTAGATGATGGTGGACGTTATAGCCTTAACGATCTGCATGCAGCAGCAGTAACAAATGGAGAGGCAACGGAGCAACAACGCCCGAGTCAGTTTTTGCGAAGCGCACAGGTTAAGCGCTTCATAAAAGCACTAAAAGCCAAAGTGCAAAAAAGCACTTCGGAAGAAATTCAACCACTTAAAGTGATTAAAGGTGGCGATGAATCAGGCGTATGGGGAGTGGAAATTCTTGCCATCCGTTATGCAGCATGGATTAAACCAGAGTTTGAAATAGAAGTTTATGAGATTTTCAGGGCAGTTATGCGCATTGGTATTGATGCTATGTCTCGTTTAAACCGACTGGATCACATCATCAACACCGAAACAAAGGAGGTAAGCCAGTGTGCCAGTAAAATGGCCAAATGGGGTGCTGGTGGACGCAAGCAACTACTACATAGTGCAAGAATCCGAATGGTAGAAGAGGTTCAAATGTATCTACCACTTCAAGAGTAACAACCCGCCCCGGCGGGTTTTTTTATACCTAAAGAAGGTACAAACCACATGATCAGCTTTGATAAAATCGCGCCTGATGTGCGGGTGCCGTTGTTCTATGCAGAGATGGACAACAGCGCAGCCAACACAGCACAAGACAGCGCACCGGCATTAATCATTGCCCATGCATCACCCGGTAGTGATTTGGCAGAAAACACCCTCACGATTATGTCGAGTGCAGACCAGGCAGGGAAACTGGCAGGCCGAGGCAGCCAATTAGCACGGATGGTGGCGGCTTACCGTGCAGTGGATCCGTTTGGTGAACTCTGGGTACTCGCCCCACCACAACAAACCAGCGCCCCGGCCACCGGCAGCCTAACCGTGATGGGGGAAGCACAAGAGGCGGGAACGCTGTGCATCTACATCGGCGCTACGCGGGTACAAGCTGTGGTGGCGGCACGGGAAGCCAACAGCGCCATTGCTGAAGCCATCGCCATTGCCATCAACAAACACGTTGATTTACCCGTTGTCGCGGCAGCGACAGCCGAAACCGTCACGCTCACTGCAAAAACCGCTGGCAGCAGTGGCAACGCAGTACCCATCACACTGAACTACCGTGGGGCGATTGGTGGTGAACAAACCCCTGCCGGGTTGAATATTGCCATTACCCCACTGGCAGGCGGCAGCGGTGCGCCGGAGTTATCAGCCACTATCGCGGCCATGGGTGATGAACCGTTTGATTATATCGCCTTCCCCTATAATGACGCGGGCAGCCTTGCAGCTATCGGCCAAGCGATGAATGACGACACCGGGCGCTGGAGTTGGACGCGGCAAATTTACGGCCACGTTTACACTGCCAAAGTGGGCGAACTGGCAGAACTGGTGGCATTCGGCTCTACGTTTAACGATCCGCATCTCACCATTGCCGGATACGAGCCAAGTGTGCAAATGGCTACCGATGAACTGATCGCCGCACGCACTGCACGCAACGCGGTATTTATCCGCAACGACCCAGCGCGGCCAACGCAAACCGGCGTATTAAACGGAGCCTTACCCGCGCCAGCAGGTAAACGCTTTGTATTAACAGAACAGCAATCACTGCTCACCCACGGCATTGCAACGGCCTACAGCGAAGGCGGTGTGGTACGTATCCAGCGTGATATCACCACCTACCAAAAAAACGCCTACGGCAACGCCGACAACAGCTACCTGGACAGCGAAACCCTTCATACCAGCGCCTACGTACTGCGCCGGTTGAAAGCGGTGATCACCAGCAAATACCCGCGCCACAAGCTAGCCAGTGACGGCACGCGCTTTGGTGCTGGGCAAGCAGTCGTCACCCCGGCGGTGATCAGGGGAGAAATTCTGGCGGTGTATCGCCAGCTCGAGCGCGCGGCAATCGTCGAAAACTTTGAACTGTTCAGCCAACACCTGATTGTTGAGCGCAACGCCAACGACCCGAACCGGCTGGATGTACTGCTACCGCCTGATTACGTTAATCAGTTGCGGGTATTTGCGGTACTTAACCAATTCCGCCTGCAATACCAAGAGGAGAGCGCATAAATGGCGAGGAGCAAACGTATTGGTGGCACCTGCTACTTCAAAATCGACGGTCAGCAACTCTCGCTAACCGGCGGCATTGAAGTACCGATGAACACCGTAATCAAGGAGGATGTCATTGGCACGGATGGCAGCGTCGATTATAAAGAGACGCACCGCGCCCCCTACATCAAAGGCACTTTTAAGGTGCCACGCGGTTTCCCCATCAAAAAGATCACCTCATCCGACACCATGACCATCACCGCAGAACTGGCCAATGGCGAGGTTTATGTGCTCTCAGAAGCCTGGCTGAAAGGGGAAGCCAACCACAACGCCGAAGAAGGCACCGCAGAACTTGAGTTCCATTCAGAAGAGGGTTTTTACCAATGAAACTAACACTATCAAAAGCAATTATGGCGCATGGCGAAGAGATCACCGAGATTGAATTACGCGAGCCGACCGGTAAAGATGTGCGCGATTTAGGCTATCCCTATCAGTTGAACGCTGATGAATCCGTGAGATTGATTTCTGGTGTGGTCTGTAAATATCTTTCAACACTAGGCGGAATACCACCCAGTGCAGTGGATGCAATGTCGCCAAGCGATCTTAATACAGGGGGGTGGTTGATCGCGGGTTTTTTCCTCAACAGCTAACCGTTAACGAGATTATTGCTCGATATTTCACAGCCGCGAAGTATTGGGCGATAAACCCACTCGAACTGTTAACACATCCTTTTTCAACTCTAATTTTGTTAGAGCAGCAGGCTAATCGCATTGAGTCGGAGATAAACGATGGCTGATAGTTTTCAACTGAAGGCGCTCATTACGGGCATTGATAAACTGTCTCCGGCTCTTAGCCAGATGCAGAAAAACATGAAAAAATTTCGCCGTAATATGGAAAAAAATGGCGAAGGTGCATTACCAATGGCAGCGGGAATCGCTGCTGGGCTTACAGCTGGTGCCGTGGCTTTTGCTCAACAGGAAGATGCTGCTATGGGGTTGAAAGTAGCGATGATGGAAGCGGGAGGAGCGGTTAGCAAACAGTTTGAAAAAATAAACCAACTCGCTATTGGTTTGGGTAATAAGTTGCCGGGCACCACGGCGGATTTTCAGAACATGATGCAAATGTTAACACGCCAAGGCATTCCGGCTGAAAACATTCTAAAAGGTGTTGGTAAGGCTACGGCTTATCTTGCTGTGCAACTGAAGAAAACCCCAGAGCAAGCGGCTGAGTTTGCGGCTAAGATGCAGGATGCAACAGGCACTGCTGCCAGTGACATGATGGGGTTATTCGATACGATCCAGAAAGCCTTCTATATGGGTGTCGATGACACTAACATGTTGGCATTTTTTGGCAAAACCAGTTCAATCCTAAAACTCATTAACAAAGATGGGTTAACTGCGGCAAAAGCATTAGCTCCAATTACCGTGATGATGGATCAAATGGGTATGAATGGGGAGTCTTCAGGCAATGCCTTGCGAAAGGTTTTTCAGGCTGGTTTTGACGTCAAGAAGATGAAAGAAGCAAATAAATTACTTGCCAAAAAAGGAATAAAACTCGATTTTACTGATGGTAAAGGTGAATTTGGGGGCATCGATAACCTTTTTGCTCAACTTAAAAAGCTTGACTCCCTTAATACAACGCAGAGGACAACCATCATTCAGAAAATATTTGGCAATGATTCTGAAACCTTACAAGTTCTTGAAGCATTGATAACTAAAGGAAAGGCTGGTTATGATGAAGTTACTCAACGCATGGAGCGGCAAGCATCCTTACAAACCAGAGTTGAAGCACAGCTTGGCACACTAACCAACCTCTGGGGGGCTATGTCTGGCACGGCTGTAAATGGGTTAGCGGCTATAGGCGGCGCTTATGCTGACGATATAAAATCCTTGATAATCACCCTTGGAGATATGGCGGAAAAATTCAGCACATTCGCAGCAGCCAACCCACAGATAATCAGAGGTGTGATTGGTTTGGCAGCTGGTTTGGTTACGTTGAAATTAGCGATGTTAGGTGTAAATTTCGTTCTTGGTTTAATAGGAAAAACAATCGGAATGTCGCCCATTGGTATAATTTTGCGCGTTGTAGCTATGGGGGCAGGACTTATTTTAGCAAACTGGAGTAGCATTGGCCCATGGTTTAAAAGCCTGTGGGAATCAATTACCAGTTGGTTCTCAGAAGCATGGGAAAGCATTAAACAGGTGTGTAATGCGGGCTGGGAATTCATCAAGGGATTATTTTTTGATTACCATCCTCTTGGAATTATTATTAAAAACTGGGAACCCATTGTGGACTGGTTTAAATCTATGTGGGAACGAGTGAGTAGCTATATTGAACCCATTTTTAACGCAATGAAGAAAGTGAAGGGTTGGATCAGCGGTGGCTGGGATTATGTTTTTGGTGATGAGCCAGAGCAGAATTTATTGTCAACGCAGACAAGCAATTACTTGATATCAAGCCAAAACCAAAAAATGGCCGGTGAAATGGTCGTTAAGTTTGAAAATGCGCCGCAGGGCATGAGCGTAGTCAGCACTGCGACCAGCTCACCCAAGCTTGGCATGGGCTATGATGTCGGATATAGTCGATATGCTTATAGATAACAGGAGGTTTTTATGACGTTTCGTAGCGTTATTTCCGCTATCATATTGGTTTCTTTCGCTCAAGATACGGCTGCTTTTTTGACGAAAAAGGAAGTACAGTCACTTGCAAAAACAAAAATCGTTGAAGTGGAAAAAATAGAAGACAATCCAGGCGTGTATTTCCAGTCATACAAATTTGCCAAAGACCCTGATTTTACTGTACAGACAAAAGCGCGATACTTTACCGTCTCTTGGAATGAATACCACGACGATCCACAGTACGACAAAGTAAACGCCAAAAACCGCCAATTAGCTGAAGAGGTGGTTGAAAATCTCATCGGCAGTTCGCGTTTTGTTAGGGCGATAACCAGTGGAGGAGTAGTGAAGCGAATTCAAGAGGGGCGGTATATTGTCTCTGGTTCTTGTTCTGGCAACTCCTTTTGCCTTCTCTCCTTTGACAAGGCATGGTAAACCCCACGCTCGTGGTTTCAGTGGAATAATCCAGCTTCCACCAATGGTGGATTCTGAGATAATCAATGGGTTAGGTAAATTTGCCTATTAGGTTTTGCCGAATACTTCGAGCGTTTCAATGTGAGCAACGCTGCCAAAACTAAGCAAAGAGTAACCAATGCAACCGCCTAATGGCGGTTTTTTTACGCCCAGAGAAGGAGAATGCATGAGCTGGAAGGAAAAATTATTGCCGGCATCCTTTCGCGGGGTGCCGTTTAAAATCACAGATGATGAGGCCACAGTAGGCCGCAGAACGCAAACCCATGAATACCCCAACCGCGATAAACCCTACACTGAAGACCTTGGCCGCGCTACACGACGCGATAGGCTCTCTGCTTACGTCATTGGTGATGATTACCAGGCACAACGTGATCAGCTTATCGCCGCCATTAATCAAGGCGGCCCCGGCAAATTAGTGCATCCGCAATATGGTGAACTTACCGTCTGCATTGATGGTGATGTCACCGTGAGCCACAGCGCCTCAGATGGGCGCATGTGTACCCTCAGTTTTAACTTTGTTGAAGCGGGTGAACTCAGTTATCCAACGGCTGGCGTAGCCACCGGGCAAAAGCTGGTTTCATCCTGTGACGCGGTGAGCGATTGCGCCAACGATGCGTTCAGCAAATCATTCACTTTAGATGGCTTGCCCGATTTTGTACAAACCGGCGTTCTTGATGATGCGGGCAACATGATGGGCATTGCCACCAAAGCACTTGACCGGGTGAATTCAGGGCTGGGTGATGCAAGCCGCTTGCTTGAGGGTGACTTGTCGGTGCTATTGATGGCTCCTAGCCCTGGGATGGATTTCACCAACCGCCTGCAACGTTTATGGCGCAGTGGCAGCGCACTGTTAAGAAATGGTAGTGACTTGGTGAGCAAGATCACCAGCCTAACGGGTATTACTGTTGATCGCGGCCTAGCACCGCGTGGGGTGTGGAAAACCAACAGTAAAACTATGCAGCAACGCACAGAACAGAGCAACGCCATTGCACAAGTGATGCGCACCACAGCAATAGCGGAGGCTGCACGCAGTATTTACACCCTGCCACAAAGGCCGTTGCCTGTAACTGTATCGCCAGTGATAAGGCAACCCCTGCTTGCTCACCCTGCGGTAACTTCACTGGCAGAGCCTCAGCGGGAAATGTTGGTGAGCTACGAGGCGTTAACTCATTTACGCGATGTACTGTCTACAGCCATTGATCAGGAGCTGCTGCGCGTCACCGACGATGCTCTGTTTTTGGCACTCAATACATTACGAACTGATGTTAACCGCGACATTAACCAACGTTTGGAACAGACGGAAAAAACCACACGCCGCACACCCACCGAGGTGTTGCCAGCACTGGTATTAGCAGCAGACTGGTATGACTCTGCCGCCCGTGAATCCGACATTACCGACCGTAACCCCATTAAGCATCCTGGCTTTGTACCAGCCAGCCCACTCAGGATACCGATAAGATGAACAATGATGTCACGCTAAGGGTAAATGATCGCGAGTGGCGCGGCTGGACATCCATATCCATCGCCGCCGGTATTGAACGATTAGCGCGGGACTTCACTGTGGAAATCACCAGGCAATGGCCAGGTGCTGAAGAAGTTGGACAGCTACAGCCGAAAGTCAAAGCGGGGGATGCTGTAACAGTGTTGATTGGGGCCGATCCAGTGATGACTGGGTATGTTGATGCAACACCCGTGCGCTATGACGCACAGCGCGTATCGGTATCAATTGTGGGGCGCAGCAAAACTGCTGATTTAGTCGATTGCTCTGCTGTTGTGGGGCAATTTACGGATCGTACTTTTGCACAAATCGCCAGCGAGCTGGTTAAACCGTTTGGTTTAAAGGTGATTAATCGTGGCATACCCAGCACACCAATTATCGGCCTGCAAGCTGATCACGGTGAGCTGGTGATTGATGTGCTCGACAAAATGATGGGATTGCAACAAGTGCTGGCTTATGACAACGAACAGGGCGATCTGGTGCTCAGCCAAGTGGGTGCAGAGCGTTGTGTGACTGCACTGGTGCTCGGCGAGAACATTCTTTCTTGTGATGCTGAACTGAGCGTTAAAGAGCGCTTCAGCGTATACCAAGTGGCAGGCCAGCGGGCGGGAGATGATGAGGATTATGGCGAGGTAACGACCACGTCAATATTGGCAAAAAACGCAGATAGCGCCATTAAACGCCATCGACCACTGGTAATTAAACAAGTCGGCAACGCCACGGGCGAAACGGTGATTGACCGCAGCCACTTCGAGATGGTACGCCGCAAGGCTCGCACTGACGAAGTGACATACACGGTACAGGGCTGGCGGCAAGGCAACGGCGCGTTATGGCAACCCAATCAGTTAGTGAGCGTGTTCGATCCAGTGTTGGGCTTTAACTACCGCACGTTACTAATTGCCGAAGTGACCTATCTCCAGAACGAACAAGGCACCACCACACAACTGCGCTGTGGCCCCGCTGATGCTTACCTGCCCAAGCCACCGAAACAGCGTAAAAAAGATGAAGAGGAGGAGTATTAATGCGCTTGTTAAACACAATTCAACGCAGCTTATCCAATATGTTGGTACGTGCAGTGGTGCAGCACCGGGATGGCTCGCGTAAAAACCAAGTGTTGCAAATCAGCATGGTAGCGGGTGAGTTAAAGAGCAACATTGAACACTTAGAACCCTACGGTTTTACCAGCGCCCCCCACCTTGGTGCTGAAGCTTTTGCCGCATACCCAGACGGTGATCGCTCGCACGGTGTGGTGCTGGTGGTGGCGGATCGCCGTTACCGGCTCACGGGTTTGGATAGTGGCGAAGTGGCGATTTATAGCGATGAGGGTGACAGCATCATCTTAAAGCGCGGCAATCAGATCGAAGTGAAGACCCAGACACTTACTATCAATGCCGCAACACAAGTGCAAATCAACTCGCCGCTGGTGGCGATGTCAGGGCGCTTAACCGTGGCAGGCAATATTGAAGGTGCCGCGCAAGTACAAGACCAGGCCAGCACCATGAGCGCCATCCGCACCACCTACAACGGCCACACTCACCCACACGGCGAACCGACAACCGGAACCCCCAACAACCCGATGAGGTAACCATGATCCTCGTAGTTAATGGGCAGCGCCGCTCGGTACATGCACCGAGCGATCTGCTAACACGCTCCGTTGTGATATCACTCTTCACCTGGCGCAGGGCTGAACCTGATGATAATGCCGATCACTCGATGGGCTGGTGGGGTGACACTTACCCCACGGTACAGAATGACCGCATTGGCTCACGGCTCTACCTGCTACGGCGTGAAAAGCTCACCAGCAAAACAGGGGAACTGGCGCGGGGTTATATCCTGCAAGCCCTAGCATGGATGAAAGAGGATGGCGTGATATCACGAGTCACCGTAGATATCACGCGGCTCAATAATGAAACCCTCACAGCAGAGATCAGGTTATACCGCCACGACGGAACCAATCACGTAATTAAATTTGATGACATGTGGAGTGTACTCAATGAATAGCGGTTTTAATCGCCCCACGCTGCCGCAGTTAATCACCCAGATCCGCACCGATTTACATGCACGGTTGCAAGCGGATGATGTGTTACGCCGTACTGATGCCGAGGTGTACAGCCGCGTGCTGTCAGGGGCAGTGCATACGCTATACGGCTATATTGACTATTTGGCGCGTAATCTGCTGCCAGATTTGTGTGATGAAGAGTGGCTAGTGCGGCATGGCAACATGAAGCGCTGCCACAGGAAAGGCGATGCTACAGCATCCGGTTTTGTCCGTTGGGAGGGGGTGAGTGATGGGATCACTGTGCCTGAAGGTGCAATTTTCCAGCGTGATGATTTACTGGAATATGTGACTACAGCACCAGCGACATCGATTGCGGGGGTACTGCGTGCGCCCGTGGTGTGTTCAGCGCCTGGCAGCCTTGGTAATACTGATGATGCTATCAGCATGATACTAGCGCAACCAATTAAAGGCTTGCCCTCGGCAGCCTTGGCGGATGGCATCGAAGGTGGCGCGGATATTGAACCGCTCGAAGAGTGGCGAGCACGGATCATCGAACGCTGGTACTACACCCCACAGGGTGGTGCTGATGGTGATTACATCGTGTGGGCAAAAGAAGTGCCAGGCGTAACCCGCGCATGGACATACCGGCACTGGATGGGCACCGGAACCGTCGGCGTAATGGTCGCCAATAGCAACCCTGAAAACCCGATACCCGACGACGCTGTGGTAGAAGCTACACGGCAGCATATTTTGCCACTGGCTCCTGTGGCTGGGGCAAGTTTATATACTTTTGCGCCGCTCCCTAAAGTCATCCCCTTTCGCATTAAAGTGATGCCGGATACCCCAGCAGTGCGTTATGCCGTGCTGGCAGAATTGCAGGCGATGTTTATGCGTGATGGTGTGCCTGGCGGCACGTTGGCGTTATCACGTATATCGGAAGCGATCAGCATTGCCACTGGCGAGCACAACCACACCCTCTTTACCCCTGTTAGCGATATTGAATTGGGTGCGACGGAGCTGCCTATCGTCGGGAAGGTGCTATGGAGTTAAAGGATTATGAAGGTTTGCTCAAAAACCTGCTGCCAAGAGGCCCCGCGTGGGAAGGGTGTGATCCGCTGGTGGTCGGTTTTGCACCGGCATTACTGCGTATACACCAACGCGGTAATGACCTCACCAATGAAACCGATCCTCGCACCGCTGTTGAGTTGTTAGACCGCTACGAACACATTACTGGCCTGCCGGACTCTTGCACCCCAGCGGGATTACAAACGACATCACAACGGCAACAGCGGTTGGATGCAAAAATAAACTTAGGCGGAGGTATCAGCAAAAATTTTTATCAGGCACAACTTGAAGCGCTAGGTTATACCGGTGCCACTATCACACAGTTCACTGATGATGTTTTCCGCTGTACCTCTACCTGTATTGACTCGCTTTATTCAGAAGAATGGCGCTTCTGGTGGCGGGTCAATATGCCAAATGCCACACAGATTACGAACATGACCTGTCTCTCATCTTGTACTGAAAGCCTGCGTACATGGGGGGATACAGTTGCAGAGTGCGTAATCAACAAACTTTGCCCCTCACATACCTATGTAATTTTCCAATACCCAGCGGAGTAACTATGCACAGAATTGATACACCAACCGCCCAAAAAGATAAGTTTGGGGCGGGAAAGAACGGCTTTACCCGAGGAAACCCCCAGACCGGGGTTCAGGCAACGCAAGTTGATGATGATTATTTTGATGCCCACCAAGAAGAACTGGCGGGGGTTGTCGAGGGTGCGGGGTTATCACTCGAAAAAGGCAATAACACGCAGCTTTTTACTGCCATCAAGAAAATTGTAGGTGCAGAAGTGCCGATTGCATCAAAAACAACAGCAGGCATCACAAAGCTAAGCAGCGCTACAGACAGTGATGATGAGACGATGGCGGCGACGCCGAAAGCAGTGAAAACAGTAGCTGTACCAGTGGGCATCCCGCAGCCTTGGCCACAAGCCACACCGCCCAGTGGCTGGCTAAAATGCAACGGCGCCAGCTTCGACAAAGCCAAATACCCACTACTGGCCGCCGCCTACCCCAGTGGCAAACTGCCGGATCTGCGTGGTGAATTTATTCGCGGCTGGGATGATGCACGCGGAGTGGATAAAGGTCGGGGGCTGTTGAGTTGGCAAGGGGATGCAATACGAAATATAACGGGTGAGTGTCGACTCGTAAACTCAGGTTTATTGACGCTGCTTGAGCACGTGGGGAGCTTCGCAGGGGCTTTTATTCCCAGCGGACATCAATCCAGCGCATGGCTGGATGTCAGGGGGCTGCCGACAATAAGTAATCCGCCATATTTATATCCTGGTGCGATCGGGTTTGACGCGTCAAAAGTTGTACCGACCGCTAGTGAAAACCGCCCCCGCAATATCGCCTTTAACTACATCGTGAGAGCAGCCTAATGAATCAACCACGTACACAACTGGATAACAACGGTTTGGCAACGGTTGCTGGTTGGCTGACGGTCTACAACATCGAACCGCAACAGCGTGAATACCTAGCGCCTTCAGAAGAGTACCTGGAACAGGGAGTGGGCTTACCGGCATACAGCTACCTGGATGCCCCCCCCCAGCCTGAAGCCGGGCAAGCGGTAGTGCGCACGGCAGACAATAGCGGCTGGCAGAGCGTTGCCGACCACCGGGGCGAAACGGTCTACCATACTGCCAACGGCGAAGCGCTGACCATCACTGCCTTGGGCGACTACCCACCAGACACCACCTTACTGGCACCGGCTACACCCTTTGACCAGTGGCAAGATGGCCAATGGGTCACTTCACTGGAGCAGCAGCACGCGGCACAACTGGCCGCCGCCAAACAGCAGCAGAGTGAGCTACTGGCCACGGCACGCGCCACCATCAGCCTATGGCAAAGCGAAATGCAGCTAGGGGTGATCAGTGATGCGGATAAAGCACAACTCATCGCTTGGTTGCGTTATATCAAAGCGCTACAGGCTGTTGATGTCGCAACAGCTCCTGACATTGAGTGGCCGGAGGTACCAGAGAAGTAAACCCGCCATGGCGGGTTTTATTAGTTGATTGTCAGCCTCTTAAACGCGTCAACACGCTACGCCAATTCGCATCACTATCATCATCCGGGTGTGGGGTGATTGCTTGCGTTTCACGCGCCAAAATCTGCTTTGTTTTGTCTAACGTATGTTGATACTCAAAGCCCATTGACCAATATGATCCGGCTAACTTTGATTGCAGTAACTCCAGTGCTGGATGTGCGGCAGCAATCTGTTGCCGCATATATTCAGCTGCGTTCCAGAGCCAGCATAGGTTGCACAGTTCTTCATCAGTGAGTGTGATAGTGTGAACCTTAGCAGCATGATAGTTACGCATTTGTCGTTCACACTCAACTCGCAAGTGAGATTCACCGTTAACATTTTCATTAATAACTTGTATCTTTTCAGAAACCATTACGCCTCCTCCCATCGTTGCCCCCAAACATGGCAAAAAATAACAAATTGATACTTAATGGCATTAATAAATTGAAAGAATTAAATCATTTTAATTGACATAAAAATAGTTAATCATTCCTTTTAAGTCCTCTTTAAATCTCAATGATCCGAATATAGTGTGTTAATTTCCATTTAACTGTGATCTGGATCACAGTGATTTTTTGATCAGATTAACTATCCGAAGGTATAGGTCTGAATTCGACCATTGGTTAGTGAAAACAGACAAAAATAGAGGACGAGCGGGGCATTTTTTGCCCAAAATTTTTTTTACTTTTTTTTACTTTTTTTCTTATGACACCAGAAAAAACAGCAGATGTACGAGTGCTGGACGAAATCAACAGGCTTTTACAAGAGAAAAGGCTAACCAAGGCTTGGTTGGCAAAACAATCTGGAATGAGTTACGAGAAGATAAAACGGTTATTAAATGGACAGCAAGTACTTCCAATGCGTGAAGCTGAGGAACTGCTTGTCACGTTGGGCTCATCATTTGATGCCTTATTCTCGAAGCCGTTTCGGGAAAATATACAACGCGAACTGGATCGCTATGAGTAG